CACGTTCTCGGACGCCACCATGTTGCTTGTAACGACAGTCAGGTTGCCAAGAAATTTGATCTCAGCCGCGATGATCTGCTCCGCCAGCATGATGAACTGCGGAATTTTGTCCAATGTCTGCTGGTCAGTTCGCTCCAGATAGGTCTGGATGTCGTTGACCAGCGAGTCATACGTCATTACGGCTGCGACTGTCATCTTGTTCTCCGTTATCCGACGTTGCGCTCAAAATGCGGGCAATCGACCAGAGATTTAAAATTGCCACCCCAGCGGTTTTTGGGGTGCAAAGACTCCCAGAATGCGCCAAGCGGAGCGAGCTGCTCCTTGTCCCATATTATCTTCCCGTCCTTGAAGAAATTCAAGTCTCCAGCGCAGCGCTTCAGGTGGATCGAGTTAAGGGTTTTAGAACGGCCTGTTTTGACGTAAATGGCCTGCTGCTCGGGGGTACGGGCCAGCTCCCCGCCAGTGACCATCCAGCCCTGCTCTGTGGCGTATTGGACCAACTTGCAAAAGTCCAGCAGAAACGCTGCTTGTTCTTGGCTGAGGCTCATTCCTTACCCCCCTTGCGCATTTCCATGACCTTCTCGACCGTTCGGCCACCAAAGTAGGCGGTCATGACCAACATGCCCCACTGGCCAAGCAGGTTGACGTAGGACTCGCTGATCTTGTACCCAGCGCCGTCAAGCAGGGCAAAGATCAAATAGGCCGTCAGGAGGTAAACCAGCGTGCCGGGGCGCACGTTCTTGGACAGCCACGAGTCGGAGGCCATGTCGGCTTTCCAGCGGTCGCTGACGTTGTTGTCTTGGTTGGCTTGAGCCGCCAACAGGGCTTTGAGTTCTTCTTGCTCCAAGCGAGCCTTCTCAATGCCCAGCTCGAGCAAGCGCTCTTCGTGGTCAAACTGGAGTTGGCGCAACTTGCTGACCTCTTCGGGGCTTGGGTCGTCGGCAATCTTGACGCCAAGGGTCTGCTCAACAACCTCTTTGCCCTTTGCTTGGATCGCAGATGACAAAAGACCCAAGCCGTTTTGAGCAAGGGTCCCGAGTAGTGATGCAACGATTGGGATCATGGTCACCCTTTCAATTCAAAACTTAAATTTGTGTGACGGGGGTACTGCACAACGCGCTCCCCTTCAGGGCATTTGTATTTGATCGTTGCCAGCAAAGTTGCTTTGCCTTCAGCAATTTTTTCTTTTCTCACCATTGTGAGTTCATATGTGAACGTGTCGATCTCTGGGCCTGCTGGGCCACTGAACTTGCTTGCGGTGGTGGTTGCCTCATGCACCATGCCTGCCGCATCACGAATGCTTGGCGTAAAACTTTCAACAGAACAGTCGTCCCGTTTTTTTATTCTTGCAACCGTGACGTTGATGGGCTTCCCAGCCTCTGCCACAATTTTGAAATTCTCTGGAGACCATTCAATGATGGCCCTGTCAAACCAGCCAAACTTGTCGGCAAGCGTGTAACTGCCACCTAGCGCGGCAACGCTTGCAGCGACTGAGGCGATGACCTTGGTGATGTCAACCATTACAGGCCAAACACTTTTTTGACAAACTCGGCAGCTACGCCGGGGCCAAGCAACACGGCCACGATCACGATGTACAGGAGGTACTCAATCTTGGTCATGCGCTTGGAACCATCGTCAAATCGGGCTTGTATGCCCTCATATCGTTGAGCGCAAATTGCCTCGTGAACACTTAAACGCTTGTCGGTTTCAGTGGCAAGCTCATGAATTTGTTCCATTGGTCAATTCCCGCTCAACTTGACGTTTACTCAGCAGCAGGCGCTTCAGGGACTGCGGGGGCAAGTTGGGCTTGCGCCTCTTGCTGGATGCCGTTGATCAGTTGCTGTACATGAACAAAGGGCTGATTGCCCAAATATTGCAGGATTGCGTTGACCAACTCAGTTGAAAGTGCGATTTTTTGCATGAAAACTCTCCGTGTAATTGCCGCTGTTAGGGCCAGCGGTTTGCCCGTTCGAGATTATGCCGCAGGCCAAGGCAGGGGCTGCGAGGTTGGGCTGACAGGCGGCGTAATCATGCTGTCAATCTGGCCCTGTACGCACTGCTGTGCGCTGGTGATCTGGCTTTTCGGAATCCAGCCAATGACTTGGGCTTCCGTCAGGTCTGCGTAGGGCGTGAAGCTAGGTGAGTCAGGCGACAGGGTGAACTGGCTGCTGCCGCCGATTTTGGCGGTGTAAGTGCCGTCTACGCCTGTGACTGTCCACATGGCTGTGACTACTACGTCTGTCTCGCCATCAACTTGGGGCAAGGTATACATCGCGGTGATGGTGGTGGTGAAATTTGTCATGGTATTTTCCTTTAAGGTTTAGATGCCTGCGGTTGCAAGGCGTTTACGGAGGTCTTGGATTTCTGCAACAAGGTCAGCAATGACCTCAGAGGTGCTTGCTTGCATTGCTTGGTATACGGGCTTGCCATCCGCATCTACAGCGTCTTTTGTGCCCGTTACGCTGCCTGCATAAACCTCTTGGAACTGGTGAGCCAAAAAGCCGCGAGTGCGTGAGCCGTCAGCATTCCATGTGTACTCAACAGGCTGGAGTGCGTCAATGCGCTGACCTGCATCAGCCACAGGGCCAATCACTGTTTTAAGGCGGTAGTCAGAAGTTACGTTGTAGGCGGTTATTGTTCCATTGGTTGATATAGACCCCACTTTTGTGCCGTCATATCTAAATTCTATAATATCGCCAGTTGTTGTTCGTCTGTCAAAATAAGCAGATGTGTTGCTTGTTGTTGCAACATACACATAATTACCTGCGTTTAATGTTATTCCCACACCATTTGCTGAAGTAGCCCCCACCAAGAAATTACCACTGCCATCAAAGATGCCCCGTGGATTCCCATCCCCATCAGACAGCACGATGTAGTTGCTTGCTGTGCGAATGTCGAGGCCACCTTGGTTGCCAGTGTAAGAGCCGAGGATGGTGTTTTTAGAACCTGTGGTGATTGCGTTACCAGAGTTGTAACCCAGCACTGTGTTGTAACTACCAGTTGTGGCACTGAAAAGAGCGACTTGTCCAACGGCGGTGTTGTTACTGCCCGTTGTGTTTAGGTACATGGCTGCCAACCCTGCACCCGTGTTGTAGTTGCCCGTTGTGTTGCTATATAAAACTTCTCGCCCCAACGCTACGTTTTGCTGGCCTGTTGACGTGCTAAAAAGTGCCGTATAGCCGAACGCCGTGTTATAACTTGCGGTAGTATTTGAATAACCCGCTCTATACCCAGCAAAAGTATTTTGCGTGCCCGTAGTATTGCTATACCCTGCTTGATATCCATATGCATCAATCAGTCCAATTGTATTACTATACCCCGCCTGATAACCTACAGCAGTGTTGTTAGAGGCTGTGGTGTTAAAGCGAAGGGCCTCATTACCAACAGCGGTGTTATAGCCTCCAGTGGTGTTTGGGTACAGCGCAAGCCGACCCGTAGCTACGTTTTCTGTGCCTGTTGTGTTCAACTGTAAAGCACCCGAACCCACAGCGGTGTTGTAACTGCCTGTGGTGTTGGAAGTCAATGCCCTTTGCCCAAATGCCGTAATGTCTGCGCCTGTTGTATTTGCATATGCTGCCAAATAACCAACAGCAGTTAATAATGAACCAGTCGTATTGCTATATCCCGCCTGATACCCTACAGCAGTGTTGTTTGATGCTGAGAGGTTTGCATTGAGTGCTTGAGTGCCAACAGCGGTATTACTACTACCAGTAGTATATTGCAGTGCGGTATAACCAACAGCAGTATTGTAATTACCAGTGCTGTTTGTAGATAAAGCCGCTTGCCCAATTGCAGTATTTAAAGCTCCAGTTAAATTTGCATATCCAGCAGTTTGACCAAGTGCTGTAATACTGCCTGATGTGTTAGTGTACCCAGCCTGATAACCTACGGCAGTGTTGTTGGAGGCTGTGGTGTTGGAGACAAGTGCCTGCCGACCAATGGCTACGTTGTTTGACCCAGTGGTGTTATTACCTAAAGCATAAAAACCAAAAACAGCATTGCTATCTCCAGTAGTGTTTGCATAAGCCGCTTGGAAACCAACGACTGTTAAACCTACACCAGTCGTATTAGAGTAAGCCGCTTGATAACCTACAGCGGTGTTGTTAGAGGCTGTGGTGTTGGCTTGGAGTGCGGCTGAACCGATAGCAGTATTATTTGAGCCTGTAGTGTTGTTAAACAGGTTGTCATGCCCAACGCTCGTATTATTTGAGCCTGTAGTGGTGCTGTAAAGAGCCTCACGCGCTACCGCTGTATTAAAACTGCCCGTGGTGTTGGACGCTAAAGAAGATTGACCAAAGGCAGCGTTATATGCGCCACTTGTATTAGCCGCCAAAGCACTAGCACCCACCGCAGTGTTGGTAGCCACAGCACCTGCACCACGGCCTACGGTGATGCCTTGAATGGTTGCGTCAAGGGTGCTACTCAGCGTCCCGGTGACTGCAAGGCCAGTGGAGAAAATTTCAATAGGGTTTGACCAACCACCGCCAGCTACGCTGTATCCGTATATCGTGGCGTTTTTTGTTGCATTTAAACGAAAGTACCATTGATCTGCGGAAGAATTTGAAACAACCCCAAAAGCAGGGCCTGCGCCATTGGCACTACTACCAGCGCCAGTAATTAGATTTTGAGAAGTTCCATCAAACGTCAGCGCAGACCCCGTGGTGATCTGCTTGCTGGCGTTGAGGTACATCACGCCGTTTGCAGTACCGCCCGAGTAGCTTGGGGTGACCGCAAAGTCTACTGCGCCGCCGAAGTACGATGCGCCGCCTGCCACATACAGCGAGTACGGGTTGGTGATCGTGATGTTCGTGCCAGCGCTTGGAGCGCCTGCAATGTACAGGGTTGATGCGTTGGTGTAGGTGACGCTGACGTTGGTTGCGGCGATGGGCGTGATACCCAAGGTTGCAATTGCGCCAGTGGTGTTGGTTGCACTGGCTGCTGAAGTGACGTCGGTCACCGTACCAGTACCCATGTACAGCTTGGCAGGCGTGGCGGCAGCAAACACCGCAACGCCGTTGAAGCTGCTGTCACCGATTTTGACGGTCTTGACCAAGGTGCTCAGGCCGACCGTTGAGAGGCCGCCAGCAGACAAGGTCGTGCCGTCAAAGGTCAGGTCGGAATCGTCAGCCTGAAGGCCACCAGTGGTGCTCACAACGACTCGGCCAGAGGTCAGGCTGGTGTTGGTAATGCCAGAGCTAGAAACGCCTGTAAGGCCCGTCAGGGACGTCACCCACTGCGGGGCAGTGCCTGTGGATGTCATCACGCGGTTTGCCGCGCCAATTGACAGGAAGGTGGTCGTATTAACCGCTGACTGGTAAGGAACCGAGCCAGCAAGCCCGCCAGCAAGGTTGGTGGCCGTCAAAACTGCAATGCTGGAAGGCGCAACCCACTGAGGGACAGATCCGGTTGATGTCAGGATGTAGTTGACAGTGCCGATGCCAAGCTTGGATAGCGTGTTGGTGGCCGAGGCGTACAGGAAGTCACCTTGGGTATAGGCAGACTGCGCCGTACCGCCGTAGGTTGCTCCAAGGGCGTTGGTGAGGTTTAGCGTGGTCAGCGTGGTGGTGCTGGTTCCGCTGTTGAACACCATTGCGGCATTACCAGCCAACGCGCCCGCGTTGTTGTACTGGATCTGCGTGGTTGAGCCGCCAATCGTGCCAGCACCTTTGGTTGCAATTACCTGCACAACGCCTGCGCTGTCCTCGTAATACAGCTTGCCATCAGCAATGTTGATTGCTAATTCACCCTGCGCAAGATTTGCCGCCAGTGGTACGGCAGATGCAGTCGTTGAGAAGTAGAGTTGAATCGGTGTGAAGTTTGTTGCAGCCATAATTTTTTCCTTAGAAAGTCCCGCCCGAGATGCCAGACCAGACAGGCCCAGATGAGCTTGCTGTCATAACAAAGCCCTGCGTGCCAAGCGCTAGTTTAGACAATGTTGTTGAATTGCTCGCGTAGATTGTGTCGCCAGTGGTGTAGGTGTATATCCCAGTGCCGCCAGCGGTGACGCCAATGTTGGACAGGGTGTTGCTTGCGCCACTGATTGTTTTGTTGGTCAGCGTTTGAGTGCCACTGATGGTCACCACATCCACGCCGCCAATTTGCATAGAGGTGGCGTTGAACGTGCCGCCCGTCACCGTCTTGCCAGTAAAAGTCAAGGCGGTAGGCAGCGAAAGGACGACCGTTGTAGTCCCCGTGGCCGTGATTTCGTTTGCAGTTCCAGACACAGAAGACACCGCGCCGATGCCAGCAGGGGTGATTGTCACGTTGGCGGCGGCAGTCAGTTGGCCTTGAGCGTTGACGGTGAACGTGCCTACCTGAGTCGCAGATCCGTAGGCGGCAGCAGTCACAGCGGTGTTGGCAATTGAAATCGTGCCCGTGGCCGTGATAGGGCCGCCTGTGAGGCCCGTTCCAGTGTCAACCAAGGTCACGCCACCAGACAGCGAGAATTGACGCCATGCGCCTGTGGAGTAGCCTTCATAGGCTCCATCGGTGGAGTTGTAGCGGATCTTGCCATTTACGCCAGCAGGTCGCTGACCCGTAGTGCCCACGGGGATCAGGATTGACCCAGTGCCGGGGATGATGGGGTTTGACGCCAAGCCGATGGTCGGGTTGCCAGTTGTGCCGTCGGCGTTGTACACCGCCGTCTGGTCTGCCACGTTTAGGATTGACGTTGCCGACAGCGCTCCAGCCGTGGTGATCACCATCAGGCCGTTAGCGCTCAAGTTGGCCAAATTCAGGACTTGGCCAGCCAAAGTGATTGTGGGGTCGCCAGAAACGCCGCTTCCGTTGGCAATTGACAAGCCAACGCCAGAAACGGCAATAGAACGGCTTGTAATGGCCGTTGCAGACGTTTTAACCTGAAACCCAGTGCTGGAGTTCACCAGCGACAAAAGAGCGCCTGTGGTCGTTATATTGAACAAGCCCTGCGCACCGCCGTCGGTGATCGACAAGCCGTTGGTAGCGCCAACATAGCGGCTGTTGGCCAACTGGGGCGTCTGGGTGACGGTCAGGTAGGTGTAGGGCTGCGACGGGGAGGCTGAGATCGCCGCCGTAGTTGTCTGCACCGTCACGCCATTTTGGACAATAGGAACCGCCTCAGTGCCTGTGATAGCACCAGCGGCTGGGAGTTGGAGAATATCAACTTGTGCGGACATTATGTGCTCGTGTTGTCTGGTGGGTTCGGGGCAATAGTGTCCTTGTTTCCAGTTGAAGTTGGCGTCTGGGTGTTGCCTTGAGTGGAAATCTGCAACTGAGCATTCCCGGTGGTCACCAAGTAGTTGTCGCCAGCATTGAGTGGAAGGTCAGGACGTGGAAACCGAATCGTTATCTTTTCGGTTTTGCGAGCAGGCAAACGATAGGGGTCAAGCTGATCAGCGCAACCTTCGTTGCAAACCCGAAGACCCGGAAAGTTGGGGTCGTTGCGCATTACGGCGTGCGGACGCTTCATCTTGCATCGGTCGCATATCGCAATTGCAATGTCAGAGTAGCCTTCGGTGTCCAGAAAGATTGCCATTAAACAGTCCTCCCTTGCGCGGACAACGTAGCGCGTCGAGCCGCAACTCGCTTGGCAATCTGCTCAGGCGTCTGCTTTCGGCCCTTGCCAGCCTTGCCGCCTTTGCTGAAAAAACCGTCAGGCATTGGTTTTGATTTTCCAACCAACCATGGCGTTGGGCGCGGCACGCCTTTTAAAGGGCTGACGTAATCTGATCCACGGAACTTGCTGATTGGCGGCTTGCAGCCTCCTGTTGCCAGATTCCAGCCAATTTCCTCTGCTGGGCGCAGCTTGCTCTCAAGCTCATAGCAGTACGCCTCCTCGGCCACCACGACGACGGTTTTGATCAAAGAGTCCCAGCCATGTTTTGCAATTGCGTTGGACAAGCGAGGGTTGTCGTGACGACCTTTAGCATGCGCCCATTTGTGGCCGTACAACCAACGCTTGTTGGCGTTTTTGGAGACGCCAACATACCCCTCCGACGTGATGTCGGATTGGTGTGCTGCGCGAATCCAATAAACTTGGGCGGTCATGCTGTGTATGGTCGTATGTTCGGTGCAAAATAAATCGGTGACTTGTCGCGCTCTTCCTCTTCGGCCATGGACAGGTACTTTTCAGCCTGCCCTTCAAGGTATTGGGTGCGCTGGAGATCCACGCCGGGCAGCTCAAGGCTCATCCGGTGGGACAGCATCATCACCACGGCCTCATACCAGCGCTGTGGGACTTCCAATTCGCCGTACAGGTCACCCACGTCCATGATCTGGCGCGAGTACCAGATGGTCATCTGATAAAAAGCGTCTTGAGGCGTTGGCCAGAGCACAATCTCGCTCTGGGGGATTGTTCGATTGAACCAAAACTGGAACGGCTGGTTGGCCGTGAAGTTCTTGTTGGGCAGGTTTGTGTAGTCGTCGCGGTTCAGGCGCGACATTGTGATTTCGGTGCTGTTGTTGCCCAAGTACCACTCGCGCAGGCTCAAAGTCGTGCCGTTGTAGGCGCGGATGCGGTAGTAGGGCACGGTTTGACCGTTGTCAATGTCGGTCCAGACCCACTCGTTGTTGACCACGGTGATCGTGCCAAGGTCAACCAAAGTCGCCCAAGTGCTGTTGTCCAGCGAGTATTCGTAGATGATCGACCAAGTGCCGCTGGAAGCTGGCAAGAAACCAATTGAGCCAATAAAAATGGGGTTTGAAGTCCCGTAATTGACCGAGATGTTGCCATTGGCTGCGTTCTGGGTGCAAACGGTCTCCACGTTGCTGTCTGCCACGTTCCCAAGGGTTCCGCCAGCAGAACTGGTGTACGAGCCGTCAGGGCGGTTCATCCAGCGGTATAGGGCGTTGAGCACGTCGTTGCCGCCAAGGGGCAGGAGGTACGTTGCGCGGTCAGGAGAAAAGCCGTAGACCTTCTTGCTGATGGCCCAGTATTGGATGCCAATGTTAATTAGGTTGGACAGGAGGAAAAACAGCGACTCACGGGCGCTCAGGACCTGCTCAGACGTCAGCTCCTCGGCCAATTTTCCACAGCGGCGTGCGCCATGGTCAATCAGCGTTTGAACCGTTACGACGGTCGTGCCTACAGAGCCTGAGTATGCCATCGTTGTTCCCTTACCAACCGGGGCAGTCCCACCGCTTCAGCGATGCTTTAGCGCGTGGCGCGTCCCCTTTTGAATGTTCGACCACACCGGACATCCGAGCGCAGAAAGAGTCCTTGCGTGGACCCCCCTTGGGCTGGGGTGCTTTCAGGTGTGAACCAGTCTCTCGATTGTACTTGTCGCGGCCCTTTTGAGTCAGACCAGCGCCTTTGTCAACGGACAATTTTTCACCGCGACCGACTGCAAGATTGACTTTTTTGCTCATTTCACTTTGGCCGTCTTAGCCGACTGCTTAAAGTCGCCAAGCGTTGGCGCACCTTTGCTGCCCGGCTTACGCATGCGCTCACCAGAGCCTTCAGCAATTCTTTCACGCTTTGCATTGATGTTGTCATACAAGCCGCCTCCTTTAAACTTTTTACCCTCATCGGCCTTGGCAAAATCTTTGCCGACTTTTTGAGGAATGCCCACTTTCTTGGCAAACGCGGGGTT